CCAGGAAAGCACCATGCGCCGGGCCAATCGCCGCCGGGTCCGCGCTTCAACAGAAGCACTTCACCTGCGTCGTTCAGAAACATGATGCCAGCGGCTTTGATCACTTGCTGCCTTTGGTCGCGCCTTTGCCCGCGTCGGAAGGCGCGGAGCCGCCATCATTATGGGCGGTCGAGTTCATGCGCGCAATGGTTTTGTCCATGTTGGGCGCAAGATCAGCTTCCGTTCCACTCATGATGGCTTTGAACCGCGCGTTTTTGCGCTTCTGCTCATCGGTCAGGCGATCTTCCGTCTCAATTTTCACGGGAGGCAGCATTTCAATTTCGTCTGCCTTTCCTGCAAAACGGTTTTCGGGTGTTTTTTCAGGTGTCATGGTTCTCTGGTTCCCAAATATGTGACGTATGCAATGTGCTGCGCTTCGCCATAAGTGGTAACCGCTTGCTCCACCTTGTCAACTCGGAACATTGATCTGGAGTCCAATACAATTTCGCGCTCGCCGCCATTCTGGCCGGTCATCACAATGCCATTCACCCCGGCAGGAACGGTGAAACGAAGCATAGTTTTTTCGCCAAAAAATTTGGCAGTAGACAGACTTCTCGAAACGCTGCAAAAGTTTTTATGTTCAAAAACGCGCCCAACCATTTCCTGCACGTTATTGGTTCCGGTCAACTGTTCCATAGAACATTTCAGTCCGCGCCATGCTGGCGTTTCGGCAGGAACAAATGTTTTTTGTATTATTTTTTTAAGAGAATCAATTTGTTTTTGCGTGTGTTTGTTGGGGATAGGGTTTATTCCAAGCAAGGCTTCATTAATGTCGGTATAATCACCATTTTGGTAATTTGAAATAACTGTTTGTTCCTCTAGATTAAGTGATTTTCTTACTTCTGCCGAATATTTATTCATGGCCGAATCAACGGCTTGCGTCATTGCATCGGTGCTGTTGCCATATGCAGCGGTGACTGTTGCAAACCCGTCGTATGGAATGTTTTCTGTGTCGGCAACTAGGCGAGACTTAACCTTGTTTCCTGACGCGTCTTCAAACTTAGACACAGAGTCAAAAGAGTGATGCCCGGCTTTAACGGCTTTTTCGTATGTCTCAGCCTGTAGTTTTTTGCTTGCGCCAGCGGGAAGCGTGCTGGTTGCGGGCGACGCAGGCACAGAAGCCCCGTATTTATTTTTTACCTTTTCGATGAAATCATTCATCGAAGTTTGGCCCATTCCCACAGGATACGGGATAGGTTGCAAAGCCTTGATGGCTTCCAGCATATCTTCGGCGGTGCTGAATTTGGTGTTGTCCAGCGCGCTCAGCAACTCCTTCTCTTTGCTTTCAAGAATGGGCTTGTTTTGCGGCAAAACATTTGCCCAGGCGGATTGCAGCGACATCAATTCGTTTTTGATGCTTGGCGGAGGGGGAGGTGGCGGCGGAGGCGGCGGCGGTGCTGGTTCGGGTTCGGGCACGGGTTCCGGCTCGGGCGCAGCCGCAGGCTCAGGCTCAGGCTCCACGCCTACCGTGGATTCTTTGGGAATTGGCGGGAAGTTTTTGTCGCCGCTTTTGTATTTTAAATCGTAATAGGAATGCTTGACCCATTTTTTCTTGTCGTCCGACAGGTTAAACGTGTCTTTAGCCGCTTCCCAAATGTCTTTTTCGGAATATTGGCCCGCCTTAATCATGCTTTTAATCAAGCCTTGCGGCTTCATCGTTGCTCCAGGCTTCAACGCTTTTTTGTATGCCTCAACGCCGTGCTTTGCCGCTCCTGAAATTCCGCCTTTTGCCGCAAACTTTCCGTCGGGACCGCGCGGGTGATCGCCTTCTTTGAAGTCGGCGTCTGCGCGGGCCAGCGTCGCATCCATGCGCGCAAGCGCGGCCTTGAGCTTGGGGGTGTTCAGGGTTTTCTGAATTCGGCCAATGGCATCGGCAATTGTTTTCATTTCAGCAGCCCCAGCGGCGAAGAGATTTGTTGATGCGGCTATCCGGATCATGCGCGGCTTCGCTGCCAGTGTTCTTTTTCTTCATGCCCTTCATACGGGCGCAGAAGGATTTGTGCCTGCGGTTTTTCGGGTCTTTGGTGGGAGCGCGAAGCGTGCCACCGGTTTCTTTGTGATACGCCTCGCGCCCGGCTTCGGTCAGCCCACCCGCCTTTGACTTTAGCGGTTTTGCTTCCGCGTCGTGACGATCCAAGGTCTGCTGGATGCGGGAAACGGCGTCTGCGATGGTTTTCACTTGCTTGATTCCTCCAGCTTCGCCTTGCCCTTTTCGGTCAGCATGTCGTCGGGCAAATAACGGGGGCTGTAGATGTAGCGATACCAGCATCGACAAAATACCTCTTCGCCGGGCTGGGTAATGTCGTCGGTGTAGCCCGCTGGCCCGCATTTCATCAAGCCAGATTTCATGGCCCAATTGCCGCGCATCGCGTAAACCTTCCGATCCCGCTCCTTGTGGTCGGGGCGGTAATTGTAGCCTTTCTGGCGCCAGTGCGAATGCCACTCGCCCGCGATAGCGCCGCCGTCCGTCGCCAGGATTTCGGAGATGGACGCCACCAGCTTGTGGCCCTGGTCAATAATCACGCGGCGTTCTTCAAACGGAAGCTGCTTGAGCGATTTCTTGATGTTGCCCTTGGTTTCGTTCTTGTCCACCACGTCGGACCCGCCTTGCGGGATGGACGTTGACCAGCCGCTAAAGCGTTGCAAGGTTTTCTGGATCGCCGCCTCGCGGTTGAGGCGGATAAGCTGGGCGCTGGCCATAATGCGCCGGTCAAGTTCGGTGCGCAGCTTCGGCTTGATCTGATCCAGGGTGAAACGCGACACGCCCGGGTTGAGTTTGAGGATCGCGCCTTTGTCCACATAGCGCGCGTAAACGCTGGCCAAGGATGCGCGCAAAGTGCGTTCCATCACCGCCGTTGGTGTTAGGGAGCGTTCCGCCGCTTGCTTAATCAGCACCAGCCATTGATCGACGCGGAGCGGGTCATAGCCGTTGTCGGTGATGTCGCGCACGGCAGCAGTGACTGTCTCGTAGAAATTCACTGGCCAAGTTCCTCAATGCGCTGGCTTAGGTCCGCGATGATTTCGATAGCCCGCGCGGCTTTGGTGTCGATGTCATCAAGCTCAATGCCGTAGGACGACGCCATTCGGATGTCTTCCAAATCTTGCAGCGCCAGCAGCACTTTGGCGCGCAGTTCGTCCGCCGCCTTTCGGCACGCGGCGACATCCCGCAAATGGCTGATTATCTCATCCATTCAGATGCGCTCGGGCCTTGGTGCGTGCATGGTGGGTTCCTCCGCTGGCTGCGGCGGTTCGTATTGCGCCAGCGCCTCATAATCCAGCACCAGCGGTTGCGGAAACAGGTTCTTGTTTTCGCCGCTGCTGTCGATTGCCCATTCGATCAATCGCGCCTTGTTGTCGGGGTCCATCATTGGCATCAAGACCTGCATCATCGAAATGATGGCTTTCTGCCGCACGTCCTCCGCCTTGGTGTCGGCTTCCGGGTCTTTCAGCAGGCTTGGCCACGTCGCCACAAAACCGTTCTTCCAGCGGTAGAAAGCGTCGGTGTAGGAAACGTCTTGATATTCCGGGAAGTCGGCCTGGATGGTGGCGTAGAAGTCCGGATTCCAAGCCCTGCGCATCACCACCGCGTCAAAGAAGTCATACGCTGGTTCCAGCCATTCCCGGATGCCGTCGATATAGCGCGCGATGTTTTTGGCATCCTCCGTGCCCTCGCCAAAGCCCGCCACCATCGTCTCGTTGTCCAACAGCTTGGCGGGCATGTCGGCAGCGGTGGCGATGTTTTTGAGGATGTTGGTGCGGGCGAAGGTTCCGGCGCCGTCGATGTTTTGCAGGTTGAGGCTTTCGACGCTTTCGGTCAGGTCGATAGACATGACGTTATTGGTTTGCGCGTCTTTGAGCAGTTGGCGCTTGATGCCCGCCATACGCTGCATGGCGTTGTCGATGATCGAACCGGGAGCCTTCAGCTTGGCAACGATCAGTCCCGCCTTTCGCGCCACCATGTCGTCCGTCACCATGGTGCTGACGAAGGATTTCAGCGGGTATAGGGCGCGCTGGAACACGGATCGGCCAACGTAGCCGAATGCGCTGGTGGTGTATTCGATATACACCGGCTGTTCGTTCATCAGCACGACGGAGCGACTGCGATGGTAGGGTTTGCC